CCAGCCATTGCATTCTCTTTAATATCTTCTGCCATACCTTGTACGTTTAAGGGGCAAGAAGATTAATGAGAATACATCAACTGTTTTTTTGTATTGAATTATGTAATATTATGGAACATACACGATATTGGAGGGTTCGGATTCATAACTCGTGAACTCATGTATTTCCGACCCTATCACATAACCTATATAAGAATTGCCTGCATACTCTTTTAAATAGACGTATGCCTTATTGTCTTTAATTACATAGCCAATCCGATTATGACAAACTCCTGAAACATACATGGCGCTATTATAATACGTCAGTGTAGCATCGATTAAATATCTATCAGTGGACGCATAACTTCCCATACTAATATTTACACGAAAAGGGGCATACGCATCATAATTCAGAATACCAATTAGTTTATACCGATTAGAAAATCCTCCTGCTACTCCACCAATAATAGTCGTTTCTCTCAAGTAAAATGCTTGATCTGCACTCATTATTCCTTTGGAAGAATGTGTAGCCTCTGGCATCGCACTTACTACTTCTGCCAATGTTGGTGATATGCTATTACCATTTGCCGCCAACCCACGCAGTCGTGCCGGAGTGCCACCAGCCATCGCATTTTCTCTAATATCCTGCTTCTCTGCCATACTTCTGTACATTTAAGGGGCATAATTTCCGGATGGAAATATTACCCGATTTAACATTTTAATTTTAGTCTCGTTTTGTAAATTATAAATCAAATTTTTCCGTAGTATCTGAAAAACTCAAAAGGAGTTCTCACATCAAGATAATCGTCTACCTCTTCGTTAGCTTCCGCTTCCATTTCAAACGCTGAATTTCCGTAAGCCTTATCACCCACATTCACCCAGCATCGGTTACGGCATAAGTGATAAACGTATGAAATCGCATACTCCAACCCATACTGAAGGTAGAACCACAACGGGTAAAGTAGATATACCCATAAGTTGAATCCGGTAAACAGCATGATTACCGTCAGCAGGATTGCCGAAGCAATCATACATTCTTCCCATTGGCGCACATGAATCGCCTCATGGTTAAGTGTACTCCGCTTCATCTCCTCCTTGCTTTTCTTGGTGAAGACGAAGCATCCCAATGTGATGGTGTTGTAGCCCTGCCACAGCAGCCATTTTGCAATTTTGCTTTCATAAAACACTTTCATAACACTGATATTTTAAGTTTTCGATTCCGCTTTTCCTGATATTAGAACCCATTTCACCTCATCCTTTACTCCATCAGAGTATGTCGCTACGGCCTTGAATTGAGCAATGGAAAGCGACGGAACAATGATTTTAGAATAGTATTCTCCGTCTATGATAAAGCTACCTCCACCTGCGACTTTTATGGATGCAGGTCCAGTGAGACGGGTATAGACACCTCCATTATACAGCATGCACTCTCCACCTTCATATTCTGCCGCATTCGGCAGGTATATTGTTTCCTCTAGCGTTGGAAGTGAGAATATCCGGGATATTTCAAAGTTCAACCCGGTATTGAAATCCAGGTAGTATTCATACGAATCGGATTTCGACTCCAGAAGTTTCAGCTTTCGGAAGATTGAGGCGTCCTGGAACACATTACCTTTGGCATCCCATCGGATATTGCCTCCGGCCAGGAATCCAATGCCACCATTCTCCCCGTCAATCTGGCACATGGCTTTACCGGTTTTATCCCTTGCCAGCACATTCTGCACCACCAAATCATCCACATAGATTTCATCGGCACGTATCTTTCTTATTAAAGCCATATCCATAGCCACAAACATATACTGCTGTGCCGCCTCCCAATTAGCATCACCGTCTATCGAGGTAGGTGCGACAGTGACCGACGTACCGTAAGCCCGTACCCGAAACGGAATGGTACGATTGTTGAATGTGGCCAGTACGATGTCATGGTAATCTTCATTCCAGACATATGTGTTGCCTTTGGCGAAAAAACCTCTCGGACGCGGCTCGCTGGCGTCTCGTCCGCTTGCTCCGTCATAGCTGACACCCACTGATATCTCCGCAATGAAACTGTCATTCCATGCCGAAGCGTCAGCCTGGCTCTGGTAACAGCGGACTGAAAACGTTGAATACCCTGCAGAAGCGTTGACCGTAATCTCGGAAGCCCTCGAAGGCCCTGCGATGGCGCTCCATATCCCGTTGCTGTACCCCCGTGCGGTCAGATATCCGTCCGGATAAGTCAATGTGGCGCTACCAAGCGTCCGCTTGGCATAGACGCGGAAAGCTGAAGGAACAAGCGAACCGGCATTGCTCACCCGTATATTGCTGCATGTACTGATGAGATAGACCATGCCGCCGTCTGATGTCAGTTGTTCCCATTCGTCGGTGTTCACTTCTTCGGTAATAATATAACCGTAGGACTTGCCGCCGTTCTGGGTCTGAGTGATTCGCCTCCCGTCATGAGTTGTCTGAGTCCATAGAGGTGGATTCGAAGTGTCAACCTTTGAGAGCCAGGAGCGACTCCCCATCGTACAGATGGTGAGCTTTTTGTATGGAGTATTAGCCGTGCGCCACTCACCGCCAGCCTTGACGGATTCGCCGTCACCGCCAGGTTTTCCTGGATTACCGTCGTTGCCGTCCACAACCATGGGTATAGTTTCCCGGTCCACGACCTGCCCACCCACGTAGAACACGAACTGCAGCTGCGTCGTGAAGTTCTTCGGGGAAATGGCCGTGCCGTTCTGTATTTCCACCTCCGAACCACCGTCCTTGCTGTATTTCAGCACACCGTCAGTCGTGATGGAAGTGGTACCGCCTACAGACTTGGTGCGTGTGCATGACACGCTTGCCACACTGTAGGTACCATCCTTCCGCTTGCTTACTGAAGATACGGAAGGCACCAGCCTATAGAGTATCGCATCACTGCCCGGATTACCGGCACGTACACCGGCAATGGTGAACACCAGCTCACGGCTTATATCCGTATCCTGTACCGTAGCCGTAACGGTTATCCTGACCTCTGAGCGTGCAGGCATCGAAATGCCGGAAGCCACGGTAAACGCTATCACACCCGTATTGACATTGTAGCTTTCCGTGACACCGGCAGGCGTCACGCATGAGATGGACTTGAGCTGTAGCTTCTTCGTACCATACCACATGCCGACGGTTGTATTGAGTACGGACTGCGAAACGGTCTTCCCCTCGTATGTCAACGCCACACTCTCCATCTCATTGTCGAAATCGGCTACAATGGCCGACTCGCCGTCAAAGCCCCACTTGGCCCAGATGGCGGCCGGTGAAAACGCACTCCATACACCGTCCTTCTTCGTGCGGCAACAAGCCCACTCGTATGGCAGGCTCTCGCTGACACCAATTGGGTCATCATGCCAGCCGGACGGCACGTAGTCATCCACCTGCAAGGTGGCTGGCGTAGGAGGCGTCACATTCTCTGTCGTATGTTTGAATATCCACTCATAATCCCTACCGTCACGCCCATCCTGGCCGTTCTCCACCAGCAGCTCATACTCAGCCGTATTCAAGTCCCCGGTAATGGTATAACCGTAGGATTTGCCACCGTTCTGCGTCTGCAGGATGCGTCTTCCCTCATTGGTCGTCTGAGTCCACATCGGAGGATTGTCGGTACCATCAGGAGCGACACATAAAAACACACGTCCGGCCATCTTGGTAATACCCATGTAAGGTATATGCTTGCCGGTCTGCCAGTCACCGCAATTGGTAATGCTTGTACCGTCTGCACCCTTGCTGCCAGTCACACAGATGGCGTTCGTTGTGGTGGAAGTATCGTCAGTAAAGACTATCCTTGTCCGGGTCCAGATATACCAGCCGTTTTTCCACGCCGGAGAGGTAGTCTGCCACTCGCCTCCGGTTGTGGTGGCCGATGAAGAGGATAGGTAGTATTCTTCGGTAATGGACTTGATGCCCTTGCCGTCGGCTCCCTGCCCACCACTGATACAAGCCGCTTGGGTGTACTTGACTTCGTCATCAGAATAGACAATCTTCGTCCGGGACCAGATATACTTGCCGGCTTCCCATTCAGGGGAGGTAGTCTGCCAACCGTCCACCGGGGCAATGACATTAGACACCGATATCGCGTATTCCACATCGGTAGACTTGATACCCTTGCCGCTTTCTCCCTTTGCCGCATATTTCAGCCAGTCGGCATTGCCGTCTGCCGGTTCTGTAGACGTGCCTTTCTCATTGACACATATCCATGAACTGCCGTTATGCGTCACCTCATCGTAATAGGCATACTTCTCACCCTTTTTCCACGTCCCCTTGAATAGCGGCACCCGGAAAGCCTCGCCGGTGATGTCATCCACCTGGAATATCTTGCCGGACATGATGACGTGGCGAAAAACTGCCGAGTAGTTGTCAGCCGGAATGCCATGTACGGTACGGCCTTTCTTCTTGCCAATCCACGACATCTCTTGTGCAGGCTCGACATCCCATGTATTAGCGTGGTCGAAGAAAGTAATACAGTTGTTGCCGTTAACCGTATCAATCAGGATGTACGTCTGCCTATCCTCATCTGTAAAGTTACCCGTCTGGGCAAGTACCATAGATTCCCCAGGCTTCCAGTCAGTACCTGGCTTCGGCGTCATGACGAATGTCTTGGCAGTGTAATCGGCGGAAGTCACCCGGAACTTCATCTCCTCGAACCCCTGCAACTTGCCTTCAGGTGACTTGGTGACGAAGTAGGTGGTCAGAATGTCATCGACAAACTGGCTCAGTCCATCGGCATCCGTCAAATCGGGTGTAATCGTATAGCTACCGTCACCGTTGTCGCTCCATTCCTTGACCGTACATCCACCTCCGGGAGAGGCGCACATCCTGCCTTTGAAATAGGTCACACGGTTATAGGCAATCTCCGGAACAAACACACGTTTGCGGAATATGCCCTCTTCCATTTCAAGGATGCCATTCTTGTCGATGCACCCTCCGGAAATACCAGTGATGAACTCGCCGAACTTGACCCAATCTCCGAAGGTTATGGGGAAGGGAGTGCCGTCAGCCTGGTCTTTTCGAAGGAACATAGCCAAGGAACGCAAAGCCGAAAACACGTTATTATCCGTGGCCGGTGTAGAGTCATTCCTTCTTATCACATACACGCCACTACTACCGCTGCCCGTATAGGTCTGTCCCTTCAGAGTAAGGCTCTCAACCTTCTCCTCCAGCTCCCCAATACGGGAATAGGCAGCGGTTTCCCCGACAGTATATATAGGGGAATCATAAGGCAGGTCAAGATTGAATTCAAATCCGATAATCCTTGACTGCCTTCCGTTCTCGAAATAGGCCTTGTTGATAAGGTTGACCTTTTGACCGATGCTGTAGAGGTTGTGAATGCCGTCCTCACTGTATGCGACATCCGACATCATCTTACAGTTATATGTAGAAGGGTCTATCTTAGACTTGGCAACGTACTTATCGGCTTTGTCCTTTAATTCCAACTGTGCTTCTGCTACCAGCCCCATTTCAGTTATCTTCATGGAATTCCAGCCTGATAAGATGTAAGTATCACCATTTTCGGGGATAAGCGCTCCATCTGGAAGCGGTCTGCCGTAGTCCTCATTCCTGACTATCTCCCAAAGCTGTGCCTCAGGGTTCCAGCCACCATTCCCCAGTTTCTCCGGCTTTCCCTCAGGGTCGAATGTCACAGCGAATTCCATACCATTCAACTTGCCGGATTGGAAAGTGATTTTCAATTCCTTGCCGGGAAGGATATAGTCCTTTGAGAAGGTAATGCCAGTATCCTTGAAGCGGTAGGCATTCCACTTCTTTTCAGTGGTAGTCCCGTCGGCATTTTCTATTTTGTCAGTGTATTCCTTGATGGTAATGTCCGACATCGTGCCGACCCTTCGGGGATAGACATCATCGAAGATAACCACTTGTTCAATGGCTTCCTCGGTGGTCATATCGGGATAAGCGTCTATATACGGAGTTCCTTCGGGCAACATTAAGCGTTTTTGCACCACGCCGTTCAGCACTACAGTCTCATCAACGGGGCGGTAGTCAGATGGGATATTCTTTGTTGAGCCGAAAGCATAGATACGGGTGGCGTAGGTGGACCGGGATTCTGATCGTGGCATTTCCTGCACGTTTTTCCCAATCTCGAAATCCACCGCATCGCCAGACTCACAACGTCCGAAATGGATGATGTTTTCAGTCACCCAGCATTCGCAATCCCATTTCTTTGCCATAGAGAAGCAGGCGTCAAGGATGTTGATGTTGTCATAAGTCATCAGTAGCGCCTTATTCTCTACAGTGCTGTCAATGGAGAAAACAAAATCTTGTCCTTTGTATTTGTAACCAAGAGCTTTTAAATTTCTAAGGACTATACCGGCTTGAACATCAAGTGAAGCGGTGAGATTCCAGGACGCTTCCTGCCCGGCCACTTCGGGGGTATATTTAAAGATTTTGTTTTTCCATTTCCAGTAGTGGGCGTCAAGCTGCAACTCATAGTCGTAGCCTGCGTTATCGGTGTTGAATACCGGCTTCTGCAAGTCGCACACCTCGAACAGCCCGAAGTCGCACTCCACGTATGAACCAAGTTTGAAGAATATAGGACTCTCCAAGGAGAACTTTAACGTGATGTAGTCCTCCTTCATAAGAGTAAACTTACGCTTGCAGCCTTCATTGGGAAGGGTAGTAAGCAGGATAGCACCGGATATGTCTTTGATGTCGATTTGTTCCACGTCTTCAAAGTTCGGAGATAAAAAAAAGAGTGCCCAATTTTGAGCACTCACATTCACGACAATAGAACCAATGTCGTGAATTAGGTTCTGTTTGCCGGATTCGGTTCGTTGAACTTGGCTGAAATTTTTCCGAAAGTTCGGTCTAAACCCTGTGCGTAAGTGATACTTTTACCGAGATAAATCAGATGATAAATCTCGCTACTATTAGCCGGGACTTGAATATCAATCTTGCCTTTATAAAGCTCATCGAAGAAAGCTTTTTTCTTTGATTGATAATCGGACTGGGAATTTCCTTCAATTGTAAAAGAAAGTGTTATTTCCCTCTCATCGACTTTAGGATTATTGATTATCACACGTTTTCCATGTTCTAACCGGGACTTATTCTCTATAAATTCTTTCATGGGTGATGATGCACCAAGTACATCAAGAAACCCATCTCCCATTCTCACACCCCATGTTGTATAAGCGTTTTCGCCATTAATTAATAATTCATTCATAGACTATAATTTTGCTGTATTCTTTTTAACTTCTGCTATATCTCTTTGCATCTGTTGAATAGGTTTGACGATTGCCCCTGTATTTTCTGAAATCTGTACCAATTCAAGATAGGATTGCGCTATCAAGTCTCTCGTGTCATCGGCGATATTACGGACCTCGGTGTTCACACGGAATATATCATCGGCTTTTGCTGTCAGCAGATTGAGCGATTGAGATTGGGCGACATTCTGGTTCTTTATCTCTTCCCCGGTGACTTGCAGCGCGGTAAAACGTCCGTTCAATTCCTCTCCGGTGTCTTGGGACATGGCTTGGAATCCCTTGCTGCTCGCGGACTGTTGGGTGGCAGATGATGTCTTGTCCCAACCCATAGCCGCCATCAGGGCATCCCTTTCTTCAAGCGCATCTGCAACGATATCGTCCCAATCATTTTTCAAGCCAGCCTGCTCATTTTTGTCCAGTCCGCCTTTCATCGCTTCACCGAAATTCTTATACCAATCCTCCAGTCTCTTGGCGTATGTGTCTGAAATCATGGATTCAATGACGGCTTCCTGCATCATTCCCTCAAAAGACTTGGCGAAATCTTCGGCATCGGACTCCATGTCGAGGAGCATGCTCTTGAAATCACTGCGTACCGTATCGAATGAAACGGAAGTCATTTTCTCGTAATATGCCTTTTCCAGCTCCTCCAGCTCTTGCCAATATTGGATATATTCGTCCATGTATTGTGCGGCATTTTCGTGTCCGTCATCGGCATAAGACTTGATTTTGGAATACAAATCGGTGGCTTCGTTCGCCACATTGTACATTTCCTCACTGGTCAGGCTCCAGAAGTCGCCTGCGCTGTCAATGGTACGTCCGACTATCTCGCTGATTCGCTGCCAATCAGAAGCGGACATCGCATCGTCTATCTTCTTGTTGCTGGAGTGGGTGCCTCCCATGCCCAGGAATCCATTGCTGTATGCGGCACCGGAACGTTGCATCATCTCCTGTGTATTGAGCATGGATTGCCTGATGTTTTCCTTCTGTTGCTCGTACAGCTCCGGAGCGTCTGCCACTGCGGCATCCTCCATTTTGTCGGCAAGATTATCGACGGCCATCTTTAAGTCCTGGTTGGAGACAGTAAGCCTTTCGACATCTTCATGAAGTGTCTCGTCGCTGTCACCTCCAAAGTCAAGGCCTGTCCAACCGAAAATGGTGTCCCATGAGCTATAAGCCGCATTGAATATTGAATTGAAAACGTTACCTACAAATCCATCAAGCCCCTGCTTGCCAATGGCGTCAAGCAAGGAAAGTGCAGAACCTACGATTCCACCAATCTTACTCCCCGCTTCCGAGAATGTGTCGATAAGGCCGGATGCCAGACTGCCGACTTGCGACAGCGACATTTCAGACGAGCTTCCAAGCTGGGTGATGGTGTCGGCCAGCGTCGTTAAATTCTGCTTGGTCTTGTCCGCGCTCTTGGTCACGTTCACTTCTTTGTTCCGGACATTCTGTTCTGCATTGTTTTTCTTTTTGAGGGCAGCTTCCTTTTCGGCTTCCGTGCCACCTTCAAGCGCCTTGTTGTATTCCTCCTGCGCCTTGTTCAGTTCTTCTTGTGCAATGCGGAGCGCTTCCAGCTGTTCCGGCAGGTCGCCGAGCAGGCCGCCTTTGTCGATGATGACGCTCTGGATGTTGTTCAGGGCTTCGTCAACCACTTTTTTCTGGTCTACAGCCATGTTCTTGTACTCGTCCGAGTTTTTGAACGCTTTCAGCTGCTGTCCCACCTGTTCAAGCGATTTCTTGGACACCTTGCTCAAGTCCCCGAACACCATCTCCCAGTTGATTTCTTCCTTCAGCTTGTCCATGTTGAGGGAAGAGACGGCTTCCTCCATCTCCTTCTGGAGCATCATCCTGTCACCCTCGGTGGCGGCTTTGGCTATCTTTTCGCTATATTCTTTGGCGATGGCTTCTTTCTTCTGCTGGAATGTGCCGTATTCCTTCAGATAGCGGTTCATGGCTTCCGTTTCCGCATCCATGTTGCCCGTTTCCGCCACATCTCGCTGATACTTCTTGAAGGCATTCTCCTCGGCTTCGTCAAGCAAGGGGGACTGTTGTCCGTATGTACCGTCCTTCCTTGCCTTTTCACGGGCTGCTTCTATTGCATCAAGCTCTTTCCGGTAGTCCAGGTCAATCTGCGCCAGCTTCTTTTCCGTACCCTCTTCCATGAGGTTGATTTCATCCTGCAGGTTCTTCCGTCGGAGGGAGAGAAGCTGTTCGGCAAGCTGTTCCTGCTGTTTGAGCCGGTTATTGTGCAAACCCTTATCTTGCTTTACACCTGTCAATGTCTCCAAGGACTTTTCTGCTTGTTGTAAATCTTTTGTTTTAGCTTCAATTACAGATTCAACTGTTTTGCCTTCCTCAGTTTGTATTTTTCCACTACGAAGGTCGGCTATCTCTTGTTTAAGAGTCTTTATTCTATTGGTAGCGTCCTTGATTTCTTTTGATATATTGGATTGAGGTAAATCATTTTTTGAGGACAAAGAGGACTGCTCTATTTCTTTTTCGACAACTTCAATTTGAGCTTGTGTATCTTTCAATTTGTCATTAGCTTTATCCAAAGCTTTCTCTGCATTGGATATTCGGTTTAATGAATGCCGTTGTGCCTCAATACCAGCATCACCACCATATACGACTCCGATAGGATTTTGTCTTTTTACTTGTTCATAGTTCGTCTGTTGGGTTTGAACGTCTTTTTCTTGTAAACGCTTTTTACGATAGAGTTCTTCCAATTCCTCCTGTGCGGCTTTCAGTTTAATCTGCTTTTCCAACTGGGTCAGATAGGCTTTGATAGCTTCGGTATTATTGTTTATTAACTTGCCTTCCTCGTTAAGGTTGGCATTGTAATTTGGAATAATTGACTGTAATTCAGATAAGGCTTTCTTCTTTTGGTCAATAGAGGAAGTTTCGCTTCTCAAGACACTATTCAGTCTATCAATAGTAGCAGCTTGCTTACTAAATTCCTCATCTGCTTTCTTGTTTACGTTAGAAAGTGCTTCTTGTGCCGCCGTAGCTTCTTGTGTCCGCTTGCTAAACATATATATGGCAGTTGTGACACCTGCTATAACAGATAATAAAGCACCGAACAAGTTCGCTTTAGAGGTAATGTTGAATGCTTTCATTGCAGCTGTCGCAACATTCACCCCTTTCGCTAAGCTAATAAAATTTTTAGTCAGGACTAAAAGGCTACTTGCTTTTTGCCATGCAGCAACAGCTATCAAAGCCGCTTTATACGCTCCATAGGCCGCAATCAAACTGCCTATTACAGAAATGACATCATCAAGACTTTCTACCAAATTTTCAGTCGTACCAATGCCAAATTCAAAGACTTCCTTGTACTTGTTGCCAAAGTCATTCAGCTTTTGGAATAAAGTATCTTGGATATTGGATAACCTTTGCGGCCACGTTCCGGCAGAGTTTTCCATGAGGTTGTTAAATTTACCACCCTCACTTGTCATATTCTTGAATGCCTGTTCAACTTCCGCAAAACCGACTTTCCCTTCTGTTACCAATGCCCCTACTTGGTCTTTTGCCACGCCAAGCACTTTTGCCAATTCTTCATAGATAGGAATACCGCGACCTGCGAACTGCCGAATATCTACCGTCATAGCTCTACCTTGCGTTCTCAGTGTTCCATACAAGTAGATAAGCTGCCCGATAGGAATCTGCAATCCTGAAGCTACATCGCCAAGCATAGACAGTTCATCCACAACCTTGTCGGCTGATGAGCCATACGCCAATAACTGTTTTGCTCCGGTTGCTACGTCATCCAAGTCGAACGGAGTTTTGGCGGCAAATTGTATAATTTCCCCGACAAGTTGGTCTGCCTGTGATTTACTTTGCAGAATCGTGGAAAGGGCAACCTGTAATTGCTGCATTTTTCCTGTTGCATCAATCACATCAGAACCAAATTTCTTTATCGCCATTAGTCCACCTATTTCGGCTGCTGTACGTTTTAAAGAATCAGTCAGAGATTTTACTACAACGTCAGCATTGGTTGCTCCATCGGTAAATTTCTTATACTCTCTCGTGAGTTTGCGTACCTCTAAACGGTTTCTTGCCTGCTGGTCTTGTAATTCGCCTAAAGCATATCGTTGTTCGTTCAATGCGACTTTAGCTTTGTTGAGCTGGTTCAGTGTTGATACAGACTGCGGAGAATATTTACCCATTTTGGAATATTGTTCGGATAACAGCCTGATATCTTCCTGTGTTTCACGAATGATTTTATGCTGCTTGATTATTTCTTCCGATAATTCATCAGAAGCTTTAGCCGTATTGTTAATCTTGCGTTTCAAATCATTCTCCATCACGGCTCCAGCTTTAGCAGCATTAGTTACCAACTCATCCAATCTTTGATTGGACGCAGCAAGTTGAACATTCAGAGCCTTGAAGGCAGCAGGGGACTGCGTACCGTCCATGTTCATCAATTCCTGTTTCAGTTTCGCGATTTCATTACGAAGCCTTACAACTTCTTCCCAGTCACTATTTACCTTAAAATATAATTTCGCCATATCTATTTCTTTTTCCTACGATTAGCCAATTCCTTACCACTGATTCTATTCACCTTTTGACCACTGACACTATGAAGTTTATCCCGTTGCATCATCAACAGATTCCTATAAGGGATAATCTCAAACACTTCTGTATAACCCAGATGAAGCGTATCAATCAAATGGGCTATCTGCCCGAAGAACGTTGTGTTTCCTACTGTTTCGGTCTTGCTGCCAGCATCGACACGTTCCTCATCGAGCTGACACACTGAAAAGCCGATATATCCATCATAGAGAAACAGACTTCCAAGGCATCTTTGACTTCTTCAAAAGTGCCGTTCTCCAATTCTTTGACCAAACTATCATTCCCGCAGATGAAGCATGAAATACCTTTCAGCATATCTTCAGTAGCTTCAGGAAGCTCTTTAATAGCCTCCATGATATTATCTCCTCTCAGGGCGATATCGGAAAAATGATGAATGGCACGACAGATAATTTTAATTGTAGGAGGTTTAATGGTATAAACCATCCCTCCTATCTCCACATTCTTGAAATCCAGCCCTAACAAAGCATCAGAAACCGTTTTTGCTGCTTGATTCATATTCTTAAACTAAAAGGGGGAATGGTATATATCCATCCCCCGGTTATCACTCTTGTGCTTTTACCAATGTTATCTCTTTTTTAAGAGTGGTATCAACTTCAGAAGGAGTGGTTTTAATATCTCCTGACTGAGTGACGTACCCCACTTTCGACACTTCATAGTGAACGGTAGCCCCAGCATTCACCTGCTTTGACTTGACCGTTGCACCGTCCAGCTTTACGGTCGCATCGGAAGGAGTAGGTACAATGGTTACTGTAGTTCATGCCTGCAAAGCTTTAATCTGCCCCTCTTCGTAGTTATACTCAGAAGAAACGCCTTCAATTCCCGGTTCCTGCACCAAGCCTTTTACAGCGATTGCAATTGCCTTATCCGTATTGGCTTCACGGGAAACAATACGGCATTTGGGGAAGATGAACCAGACATCATCATCGGTCAGACAGAACAATGTTTTGTTAATGACCACTTTATCCAAAGCACGCTTCCAACCTACATCTTTAGATGTTGCCTGAATAACATCGCCACCCATGAACGCTTTCTTTGTCTTCCAGTCATATTGTCCGATAGAGAAAGTGGGTGATACTTCTCCCGGCACATCATCGTAACGGTAATTCTTTCCCGTTAATTGGTTCTTGTACCCAGTGACGGAGGCTTCCGTTTCCTCAATCTGCCACGTTTCCCCGTGTACATTCAAAACCTCATCCTTTGCTTTGATAGCGGCTTGAATCAAAGTCTTTGCGATTTCGGGGGTAATGTCTGCCGTTACCTTATCAATGTCGGCAAACAAGATTCTTTTTATTCCTACTGCTGAAATCATAATCTTATAGTTTTACATTTATTACTTCAAATAAAATTCTCACATTCACGTAATGGCATTTCAAAGCTGTATCCGCTTCCGTGCCAATTGATTCAATAGAGTAACGATAGGTTGTACCGTCATAGGTGCTTACTACATCATCAAGCAGCTTGCCAGCCTTTCTTTCAAGTTCGTTAAGCCGGATTGTGTTCGCTTCATCCTCGCTTAAATTGGGTACACATAGATTCACTTCTGCGAAAGACTTCTTCCAATACTTTCCCGGCTGTTGTTTCTTCGTGTGGATAACGATTCTTTCAGAGGTCAATTCACCCGTCAGTGTTTCTCCTGCTGGCACTATACCTATCCCGAAAGCCTTGCAATCCCGGTAGAGAATGTTTCCTATGTCGGTAGTTACTATCATACTATCAAATATTGGACGTTTTCGTCATATTCGAGAAATACGTGACAAACCAAATCTCCAAGTTGAACCGTTCCGGCAAATCTTTTTCCAGCCAAATCTGCATCTGATACGTGTTGCCCCGTTCCGTACATATAAATATCCACAAAGCACAATTCTTTCTGATATTCATCTACGATAGCCCACAAGCAAACAGTACCTCGTTGTACTTGAACAGACAATATCCTCGACCCGATAGGCAGACATAGTTTTGAATGGTCTGCGACAATCAATTCATACTTGAATATTCTTTTCATTTCTCAAACTCTTCTTTTAATCGTTTCTCCGCATACAAAGCGGCACTACTCAAAACATCAAACCCTTTGGATTCCACGAATGAAGCATATTCTGCTTCGTTTTTCAGCGTCAAACCATCTTTATCAACATCGTAATCATTGGACGTTCTCAAAGTCAATGTATGGTCTTGATAATTGCCATGTTCCTCTGCGTGCTTCACGGCTTCATCACCCACATCAATCATCTTTTTCTCGACTTCCCATTCTCCGTCTTGAAAGAACTGCTCGACATCCGAGAAATCAAAATCTACATCCATAGTTCCGAATAATTAAAATAGTTAGTATTCTTCACCGTATAGACCTTGCCTTGCCCTCTTACGCTCTCCCCGTCCATGCAGCGCACCTCCTGCCCTGCCTTAACAGTGATTCTCTTTTCACATACAACATGGTAGTTCGGACGATATACAGAGCCGTTATCAGATGAAAACTCTTTGGTAGTGTTATCATCACAACGGCACTTGCATACCTCCTGCCAGTATTCACCACCTGTTCCAGGAATAGGTCTGCCAAACTCATCCTTATCCATCGGGGTGATAACTTTTACCTGCAATATGTGTGGAGCGAATATCATAAAAAAGTCACTTTAGGTTTGTTACTCAGTTCGTCTTTCAAGCCGTACTGCTTACACAGCCATGAGTACAATTTCATTAGGCTATCAACATAATTAGACCAAGACACAGAAAATCCGCTTTCGCTGACCGAAGATGGATTTTGTATCATCCACGGAATTTGCTTGGCACAAGCGACCTCTAATCTTGCCCTATTTTCCTCGGCAAAAGGTTCTTCGCCATCCAATCCCGTTCTTGAAAGTATATTTTCAACTACAAGATTAGACGGGGGATTCTTATCAAATACGCTTAATACAAACTCCTTGTTACTCATGACTGTTATCAATCAATATGGTGTAATCAGTTTACTATATGCGGTATAGCTATAATGCGTGCAATACTTTGATTTATAGATGTATCTGAACGGGCATTTGGGAACATTAATTCGTATCCCTTGAATAGCCGCTTCCTCTTTCATCGAACACATCATAGCCGGGTTATTTGCAACCAAGAATATAGTCTGTGGCATGGTTAGTACAACACAATCAGCCGGAGCCGTTTCCAAAGTGATAGACTGAATATCCGGCAAACCGGCATTAACCGATGGATTCACATATTCACACTTGGGAGATTCCACACTTGATGCCTGCACGCTCAACGAGACCAAAGACATCATCAAAAAACCACACATGGCAAAAATAAAATTCTTCATTTCTTTTCTGATTTATAAAATTAGACAATGGAAGGGTAGAAGCAATACCCTATCCTTTTACTCGATACCTAATGCTTCTTTCAGTTTGGCTGTTGATTCTTCATCCAGTTCTGAAACCTTAGACAAAAGAGTTTCCTCTTTCATATTGCCGGAAGCCTGCGCACCGATAGACTTCAAAGCGTCAACCAAAGCCTTCTTCTCAAACTCCTTTTCAAAGAGGGAAATTTTCACCTCTTTCTTTTCTTCAGGGGCTTTCACTTCGGGATTTTTTGCCTCAATCCGTTCAGCAAGTCTGCGGCTTTCCATATCCAGCACACGGGCTTCCTCACCGACTTCAATCACTTCACCGGGAGTGTAATACTTTCCGGTGAACTTGTCGCGGAAAACTGATATAACCTTTACTTTCATATCCTACCCCCTTATGCTGATTGGATGGATGCAATTTCGTTCAAATCGAAATTGGTTATCAAGTCCGGGTTGGAAATCTGCGGAATCCACTCTGCCGTATATTCCATGTAGCGACCGTTCTTATCACGGTAGTTGGAGATAAGCATCTGCCCCTCTGACGGGATATAAGTACGTCCTTGTACTGGGTCTGTCGCTTCATACGGGGTATGATGGCGCATATAACCAATGTTGTCAGAAGGTAACAGAGTAATACGGTTATCCGCGTAAATCTGCACATTCTTTCCCGTCTGGTCTTTCACGTAGTCCTCCTTGATTTCGATGCGAGGCAGACCGATGCCGGTGAACACTTCGGAAGCCAACGAAGAAGAAATCAAACCCGTACTCAACTTCATTTCGTTGCTGCCGAGAATCATCTTGTACTGCTCACCAAATTCAGAAGAGCCAAGCACATTCTTGTTGAAGGTTGCACGGGTCATTATCATCTTGGCATAAACGCCATAGTCCGGTGCCAAGGAATGAAGTTTCTCTCTCAAATAAGAGATAAACATATTCTTTCCGTCCACAACCACATCTCCACTTTTCGGCTTGATAAAATTGAACGGAAGGGTAATCTCCAGCAGTTTATTATTGGTCTGACCGGAAGTGATTGCAGCGTCTTTGTTGTAAACGGTGGCTTCACCAAGCATCAACAGCGCACCGACAATAATATCCATACGCTTGTGGGCGGCAAGGGTAATCTGACGGTAGTCGTCTGCCAGGAAGTTTACAATCTCTTCCATTGCAGCCTTTTGGTCGGCTGGCTTAGCGGCATTGAACTTGTCAATCAAATCCTGCAATTCAGAAAGACGGTCAATAGACATCTGATAAGCATCACCCAAATAGGCAATCTCACCATATCCGGAACCGATGTTCCGACGTTCACGGATGGGTTTCTCTCCAAAACGCGAATTGATGGATCCGGCCAAAACTCCAGTTACAGAACCGATATAGTCTTTGAACACACGAGTAGTCACTCTGCGGAAAGTAAGATACTGCTGCCAATAGATTGTGTCCGTGCGTGTCTGGTTCACACGTCTGATGATAGCGGAAACAATGTTCGCATCATCGAATAATGTTTGAATCGTTAAAAACATATCCTACCTCCTTACTCGTTAAATTCAAACCATCCCTTCATGTTGGCTTTATCGTTCTCGGAGAACGGCATAACCAATTTTGAGGGTTCAATTTCTGCGGCTGTACGAAGCAATGAAACCAATGTGATTCCGTCCTCAACCTTTGTACGGTTAAACAGAGCCGAATTAGCCACATGCTTTTGCTTTAAACCATCAACTGCAACCGCATTGAATAATACAGCATCTTTGGCAATATTCTCACCAAAAGCAGCCTTGATAGTCAATACATCGTAGTTGGCATTAGACTTATCAATTGCCGTTACTTCTGCACCTTTCTTGCCGTTTCCGACAAACATACCCACATAAGCCAAAGAGTTCTTAGCTACTTTGATAGACAAAGCCTCTCCACCAGTGGTATAGGCTTCCGCAACTCTCACATTGATTACCGCATAAGCGAACTTGTTTTTCAAGTCCGCACAAATCGGTGTAAATCCGGGAAGAAAACTTCCCACTACCAGGTTCTGCGTGTCGAGTTTGAACGGACCACGTCTACGAATGCCGGTCTGGACATCGTAGCGTTCCTCTTGCTCAACGGGTGGAACCAAGTCATACTTAAATCCTGCTGACATAATTAATTCTTGTTTTGTTCAACAATAGTTTTCGTACCCTCATCAATCATTTTAGCGATAGATTCAGATTCTTTCTCAATCTTCTCTTCCGCTGATTCGGGAGGGGTTACGCCTTTGAAGCCGTCATTTGCGAACTCCTGCTTCAAGTCCTTGAAGTATGCGTCCAAGTCCTCATCGTCCTTAATGGCGCATCGTTTGGCGTAGTTTTCGGGAATACCATACTCCTTTGCCTTTGCCATAATCTGCTCCTGCCGGGTAGCTTGTAACTTCTCTGTCTCGAATTGAGCGAGCTTATCAGAAAGAGGTTTAACGGCTGCACTCACTGCGTTAGCAATAATAGCCGCCATGTCGTCCGTCTTATCTTCCAGCTTCAGATTAGGGTTAGGATTGGGATTAGGATTCTCAATTGACTTACCGTCTTTAAGGTTATGTTTCTTTTCGTAGTTGGAAACTGCGGTCTTGGAAGCATCCCCGGCACGGAAATCACCATAGGAGTTAAGCACGTCCGAAAAACTGATACCCTCAACAATTGAGTTTACCTTTGTCTCGTCCGTTACACCCTCTGCTTTTTTAGTAGCGATTCGGGTTAAGATAGCAGTGTCCACCCCAGTAAACTTCTGTTGCAGCCCTGCCAAAATTTGTTCTAAGATTGTCATACCGTATGAATTAAAATTTGAGATTCAATTTGCGGAAATAAAAATACTACCAATACAGATGACTGATAAATATTTAGGCTTCCCATTCACGACAATCAATCCATTGTCGTAAATACGGTATATAAAGTAGTCAGTAAGTGAATGAAAGGGGAATAATTGGAGTGGTAGAAAACCACAATCAGGTGATTGTGGGAAATGAGTATAAAAAAAGCGTGAAACTGAGTGAATCACGCCTTTTTTATGCTAGCAATCTTTAAATCTTAGTCCAATTATCTCTATTCTCTATAAAATTAGAAAACCCTTTTTTATATGCAACAAAATTATTATTAATTGAGTTGAACCAACTTTCATCCTCGTTTTTTTTATACAATCTTCTTATGAAGTAATCTATTTTCGTATACTCTGAAGAACCTTCAAACCTTTCAACGAATCCTATATATGCAAGCCGAACTTTATTAAAGTCTACATTAGTTTGAATTATAGAATTAATATGTGGATCAGAAAACGAATACCCTATTGTTAGCAACTTATTGCAATCATTACAATCATTTGCAAAATTAGTAAATCCGATATTAAAAGGATTCATTAGACTTCTTTGAGTCTTAGTATACCCAACAATTATCGGGCTAAAAATTAAATTCTCACTCGGATTTCCGCCTTGAGCAGTTAAGGATTGCACCTCTCCAGTTATCGTAGATTTTACAACTCTATATTTATTCTCTACAAATTTAAAAGTCCAATAGATAGAGCCATGTAGGTAAAAGTAACTTAAATGAGAGTCTTTATTTCTTAAATAATCAGCTTTATAAACAATACTATAATCAGATAACAAATGTTCCCCCATATATATTTTACGCTTTGAAAGAATCTGAGGTATCATAGCGTCATAATTTGTGGTATATATTTTTACTGAATATTTCTTGTTCAATAAAGATTCAATAAATTCGTTCAATCTTTCATTTAGCAGTTTATACTCAGCAGCACAAGCTTTTTCATCATATTCCTTAATGAGTTGAATAACAATATCCACAAAATGTTTGTATATAGAATAAAAATGCCTCCTTTTCTCTAATTTATCAGATATCTCATTTAGTTTTTGCTGGATGGAGTCTATTAGGACATTAACAGCAGGAGTAAATGACGTATTATACGAATTCCTGTTTTCATTGGTTGACGCTATAACATAATTCATTATAGATTCCGATGCAGCAATCACTGTCTCGAAATTAACAGTGACTCCGTCCTCCTCTTCATAAAAAGATTTTAATGTATCAAATATAAATTTACCCCAAGTTGTATTACTATCATACATATATTCTTTATCTTCAATTATTCTATCAAGAATATCTTTGGAAAATGGAGCTCCCCATGCTACAGGAAAACCTGCACCTAGTAGTAATACTATTTTCTTTCTCTTTTTCATATTTGTATTTTGGATTAGAATCCCAACATTGCGGCCGGAGGTATATTCAGCACTCGACATAGCAACCTCGCAATTTTGAGGGTCGGTTCCGAACGTCCGGAGATATAGTCATTCACACGCGATGGACTTATTCCAATCTCACCAGCAAGTTGCTTTTGACTCATCCCTTTCTCTTCAAGGGATAACTCTATCAATTCCGCAACAGTCGGTTTTTCTATCGGATAATGTTCTTTTTCGTATGCTATCACAACATCGGACATAACTGTAAGCTCCACCGCATTCTTATCATTTGAAGGCGTATTGTCATCAACCAATGGCAGAAGTTCCTCCACTCTCACCAAAGCAAATTCATACTGTTCTTTCGTTACTTTATTCATACTTCTATCTCTTAAATGGTTGAACAATCTATCTTATCGTAATCTTTATGAGTACCAACCCAGCGAATGAAGACGTACCCAATTGTAAACTTAACAACGACAACCAACCGATAGTTGTTGCCTCTGATATTGAAAACGTAGTGTTGGTTGCCTACATAGTCAGCAGAAAGAAAATCCACTTTAATGTCTGATAGGTTCTTCCATTCAGCTTTTTCCACTATATCATACCAACGTTCTAAGGCTATGCGTGAATCTTCATAGCCTTTCGTCTCGTAGAACTCTTTCAATTTCTTATGTGATACAATCCTCATACCTCTTTTGTTTGATGCAAAAATATGAATTAATTTTGAATTATAAAATTTTTCCAGAGAATATATTCTATAATATAGAATTTAGCAATAAAAAAGCGGAACTAAATTAGCTCCGCTCAATAGTACGATAAGAACATGAAGTAATGAATTATCCTTTGGAGTTAGGAGACACTGCATTGTTATTCTTTGCCCCTTGTTCCTCCTTGATTTCTGCAAGCTCCTCTTCTACCCTATCAGCATTCCCGGCAAACATGATTCCCTCACGCGTTGACCAGATGCCACCACTGACAGCGGAAACCGCAGTAGTCACCTTATCATTCAAATCATCAATCATATATGGAACCAGTTCTGTCTCTATGTCAATGGTTTGCGATGCCTTGCTAAACTCGGTTGGATTGATAGAGCCTAAAGCGGAAACAATAAAATTTACTCTCCGCTGCAAGAACTCACCGATAGCCTCACCGTGATTTTCTACCGCCATATGTGCGCCCATGAACATAAAGCGGAAAGCGGTCCCTGATGCTTTGCCTACCCCCTTCAACGTCTCAAAGGATATTCTTGGAGTGTTTGACATATCATAAGCCATATTGGTGAGTGTTTCTGCTTCAAAACGTACCGTATCCGGAACTTGGTTCCATGTCAGATATTGAGCATCCGCACCTTCACCTGTAAGTTTGACCATTCTATCCTTAACCTTACCCATGAAACCCTCTACATCTCCAATTAGCTTCAGCAATGGGAAGAAATGATAATCGATGCAATCAGCATAATTGGATAACAGTTTTTCCAGCCGGACACGGAATGTCTTTATCTTCTTGCAATAAGGTTCTGGACGATAAGCATAGAGAACCGGTAGTTTTGGGAATCCATGAGCAAAAGGCGTTCTTTCTTCATACCCTTTAGACAAATCCCATTGATAAACCATTTTGTCCGTGATAGTCATAAAGCAGATGACCTCCGAATCATCCATGAGCTTCTTCTTGTACTCACGTGAGAAAGCAATCATTTTACCTTCGTCGTTAAAGAACGGGTATAGCTTATCACCTCTGAATGGAGACCATAACACGCTTTTCAGTTTCTTGGTGGGTTTTACCTTCCCCCCGAAGGTAGTCTTTATTTTCTTCCAAAACTTTGCCCAAAACGAATCATCATCGGTAACATACCAATATTCTGCCGCTTCCTGTTCGGAGAGCCAGGCACGGACAATCTTCTTGTTCTGATATTTGATTTTATTAGACTTGAATACAGCTTTGACCGCATCCAGCAGCTTCTTTTCATCATCATCAGTCGGAGTGCAATCCATAGACGGTTCTGTGCCGACCGTGAAAGCTGTTTGAATATTCACTATATCTTGTTCCAATGGAATGGAGATACGGTTCACCGGTTCAGTCTTATACTTTGCTTCGATTTCATAAGTCTTACCCGTTTTTTCATCGAAGTGCTTCTCTGCTTCTTTTTCAAGAACCTTTCTGTCCGGATATTTCTTTTCGTCAACCATGATTTCATGGCGTTCCGGATTCCAATCATCCCAAAGTTTGCAACGGTCGGGAAGTTCAGTTTTCCTACCTTTCTTCAGATAGTTTATCTTCTGCCCGATGTCAGGGAGTGCTAATATTTCTTCTAAATTCAATGGCATAGTTTATATTTTTAATGCGTGAATATTCCTGTTAAATCTTTCGGCTTCTGAATCTTACCAAGAAGCTCACCCAATACATAGTAACGTACAGCATCTATTCCGTGATTATCATGGTCTTCCGGTTCGTTGATATAGTTCCCGTCCTTATCCTTTGCCCAAACATACTTTCTGAACTCGCTTTGTAAGTTGTACGAGCGTTTGGTTATATAAATCTCCATATCTTTCATTTTGTCAATTCCGGCATTGATAGAGCCTGCACCTTTCTCTACGGCATATATCTTGATTCCTCCGTTGTGTATCTCTTGAATCAAACGTGGGTCTGCGCTGTCGGCAATGACTTTCAATCCCCACGGGCGAAGAGTCTTGATGATGTCAGAAGAAAGCAATCCAGTACGGTAATCCACTTCATCCAAGTAAAGGGCGTTATCAACGATACCACAACGAATGGAAGCAGACGGGTCATGCGTATAACCGAAGTCTTGCCCGAAAGCAATTTTCTTTGCCCAAGCCGGGAACTCGTCAACAATGCCCCATTTCTTGAATACGGCACCTTCTGCAACGTCAGCCCACCGGCCGATAACCACATGAGCATACTTTTCAGGATTACTCACCTTCATGTCATCTACCTCTTTCAGGAACTCCGGTGAAAGATTCTCCAAATTATCAAAGTAAGTCGTATGAATGTGGAGCACATTCGGATGAGTGGAAATCTGAACCTGCACACCATCAATCTCTACCAGCTTGTGAGTTTTCTCAATGTATTTTTTGTAGATGAAGTGATTGGAATCGCACGGGTTCATAATGATGATAATCCGGTTCTGAATACCCTTCTTGCGAATGGAGAGCATTATCTTGTCGAACTCATCTTCGTTTGTCCACTCTTCCGCTTCATCGCAGACGAAAGTCGTAATGCCTTGAATGGATTTCAGTTTTGCTGTCTGGTTCCCGGAAGAAGTCTTGATACCCCGGAACATGATACGGCTCTTAGTCATCTTATTGACTATGTCCGTCTTTGTGGTCTTGAAATATTTCGTGGTACCGTCCAAATCTATCTTCTCCATCATTTCGGGGATGATAGACATACCGGCAGAAACCATCGTGTAACGAGTGTAAAGAATCTGATGAACTATCTTCTCTACGGGAGTCATTTCAAAAGTCAACCGCTCAATAAAGGTAGAAGCATTGAAAGACTTTCCGCTGCCACGCCCACCGGTGATAAGAATTATAAATTTTTCATTATCCTCGTATAATGGATGGTAAATTTCTTGAGGTACTATCATTTCAGCTTGTCTTTAATCCAGGAATCAATGTTGATGCCGTGCTTAGGGTTTTCTGGTATATCTTCATCAAGTTCTTGAACCTCACCAAACCCTTCTTTCCTTCCGAGAGTAGAAAGGAGATAACGCAGCATATTTCCATCCGGTCTGTCACGCCATCCTACAAAATTTCCATTCTCATCTTTTTCGGGAATACCTAAAGCAAGAACACGAGCGGAAACTAAACATTCATCAACTAATGAGCCACGTTCATCTGATATGGCATCTTTGAAATCAGAATCCTCTTTAGCCCATTCATACACAGTCTTCCGAGCCACTTTAAAAGTAGCTGCTAGCTTTGTTAGATTACCCCCAGAGTTGCGGAGTACCTTCCTGAATGTTTCTATGTCCGGTTTCTTTGCCATATAATCTCACGCATACGCGCGTATTCGTTACTTTCGTCACTTAATTAATTTCAACACATCCTCACCTTTTACGAACTTATCTTCAATACTGCATTCAAGAAGGTCACAGAAATCCGACTTTGCTTCAAAAGAGGAAAATGACAACATAATATAGGCTTCTTCGTTCTGCTGCCTCTCAATTGCATTCTCCCTCACCTGTTGTTTGACTGCTTTCATGTGTTCTTTCTTCTCTTCGTATGTCTTTTCATCCGCAATCGGAGTTTTAATCTCATCAAGTGAGGGTATAGGAGATAGCAATTCATCTAACGAATCATCTAAAGACGGAATTTCCATGTTTATAGCAAGAATATCGTTAAGCTCACCAATATCCAATCCTACATCAGAATAATCAATGTCTGAAATGTAATTGGCTATAAGGTCAATATCCGGCTTAGTGTTACCTATTGCCATATAAGTAAGCTGCTCCTTTTCCGTCTTCTCATCCAAATTGACAATTTCAACCTTTACATCATAGTCTGTATTGAGAGTTCCATCATATTTGTAGTACAAGTCCATCGCTTTTATTCTACGATGACCATCTATAAGATTTCCAGACTTCTCATTCCATACAATACCACCGAGAAAGCCAACTTTCTGCAAATTTTTCTTTTGCAGTTTCACTTTCTCATCCGAATGCCTTTTAGGATTAATCGGATTGAGATTTATTTGGGAGCGTTTTATGACCCTTGTCTCACTTTGCTTTAGTTCTTTCATAATCGTATTCAAATAGTTTTCGTTCCACCAATGGGAATACATCAACAACCTTCTTTAAATCGTCAGGAAATTTATTGCGAAGAAACAGAAGGTAATTAGTGTCTGTTATATCCGTCCCGGATGATTGGGATTTCCCATACTTTTCCGGTTTGATTAAACCTACCTTATCAATATATGCTAATACATCAGCATTCTTATATTCAGATAGTGGATAACATTTCTTTTGCGCTTCATTGACACCGTTCATCTCGTATGTGCGCAACATTAGCCGTCTGTTCATGGAATCTGATTGCTTGAAACCGAAAAACGCCCAATCTATACCATATTTTTCCCTGACAATATCAGTAAGTTGAGCCATATTATAAAGTTTCTGTTTCTCGTTTTTCTCGCATCCCATATATCCAATACGCCTATATGAGCAAAGAGCAAAGTGCGGTATCTGAACATACTTCACATTAGAGTACTTCTTACAAGCATAATTTATGTACCGATTTATGTGCGACAAATCTTTGATGACATACATATAGACACAGACCACCTCTTTAAAGTAAGGAGATATAAGGTCTAAAAGGGCTATACTGTCTTTACCCGATGCCGAGTGAAACAATATAACCCTGTCAGTCCTTTCGGCGATTGATTTGATTATTTCTATCGCCTTTTTCATACTAACCTAAAATACGGCTTCTACGCTTTCTTGCAGAATCCTGTTTCCTTGCACGACCAGCCAGATAATCAGCTTTAGTGCGGTAGTACTCTTTTTTGCCAGTCTTTTGATCTATACTGGACGCATAATTTTCACCCATAACTCTGTGATTAAGAGTTAAACAATCTATTTATCTGAATTATATGCCTCTTCGGCTTACAATCTCTTTAATATGAAGCCAGTAAAACAACGGCTTCTCATCATCCTCTAAATGTTCAAACTGTTGCCACTCTTTGTCGTAATCATGAAAATTAAAGGCTTCTGCAAGCTCTTCAATATCTTCTTGACACATTGTGCTTAACCCTATTTCATCAATCTTCACATCAAGAATCCATGAATAGTCATAATTATGGAAGCGTACGTACGAAACAGATTTAAATGGCTCTACGCATTCATCTACTCTACCTGCTTTTCGCAATTCTTCATTCTTCTTGAGTTGCTCTTTATCGGTGAACATATCTACGTAATGAGATTTAAACTCTCTTATTTCGAGTGTTTTCTTGCCGGATACGATATCCATAGCATATTCTTTTCTCATTAATAGGTTATACGCCTCTACCTCTTTTCCTTCTACTTTAATTTTCATATTCTATCATTATAAATTTATACTATAAAAAGATAGTACCCCAAAGGTACTACCACAACCAAAGATAACGAAATATCTTCAATCGTTATACACGACAATCGGCTTATTGTCGTGAACTAAGCCATTTGTCCCGTCTTTCTCTACACGCCTCTAAGGTAGGCGCACAACAAGCAAAGAGTTCACCACTTTCAGTACGGTAGTCGTACTGGTACATTCTCACTCTCTTTCTGCCTAACTTCGTTGTGTAGGTAGTGTAATTCTCTTTACCGGGCTGGCATACGCTGCAACCGTTTACATTTATTAAGTTCATAATTCTAGTAATTGTTTCGTTTTATCCACGTCTACAAAACTCGTCCACCCTGCTTTATGCAGTTTTATAGCTGCCTCTCTGATTGTGATTTTGCCACTCTTGACACTTTCTTTCAAAGATTCTAATACATTCTTCATTCTTAATTCATTTTTACGTTCAATCTTTCTTCACTCGTATAAGCCACTACAAGACCGGTTTCATCATGCTGTATTGTTATGTACTTTTCACCCCTCTCTATGGTGGTAAAATCGCACATACTACATAACTTACCCAATACTTTGCCCAGTTGTTTCATCAGTGGGGCTTCGGGGCTGATAACTAAAACTAAATCTGCTTTCATAATCGTGTATATTGTGGTAGCCCGAAGGCTACCGGATTAAACTTAGAATTTCTCTATTTTAAGATTGTCGTTAATGACGAACATACGTCCACACTCTAAAATCACGTGGGTATCTGTAATTCGCTTGATTACTCTTACTACATCATCGTGCGATATGCGTGGACTACCGTCTGCATTACGACCATTAGACAAATCACCTGATACTCTATATCTCAAACCTACTGTAACTTCATTTACGTTCATAATCTTCTATATTGCGCAGGGATTTCACCCTGCTGGTTAAACATTTAATATTGTAATCTCTTTATTGCCTATCTCTGTATCTACATTCAGAACCTCATATTTTTGAGCCTTGTAGTTATAAACAACTTCACAGGTATTGAAGCCTCTGCCATCTTCTCTTTGGTCATAAACAGTATTTATATGCTGATACATTTTATTGCCTAACATGAAGTTTATCTTACCTGATGTACAGAAGTAGAATGCTACTGCATACTTCAATGTTTTCTTTTCATCAATCTTCTTTGTTGCCATGATCGTATATTTAAGCGTTAATACCAATTGTGTTTCTCATAAAGTCACTTGCTTGCTCTACTGACATACCCAGCTTCTTTTGAATCAAAATGAGCATACAGCTTACTTGTTCTTTTGTGTTCAAATTGCCTTGTACAAACTCTGACATGATGAACTTCTCTATTGTTCTTTGTTTAATTACTGATGCTGCCATAATCGTATATCTTTTAATTGTTATTACTTCTTGTTTGATGATGCAAATGTATGGGTTTATAATTACACTTCAAATAGAATAAAGATAAAAATGTAGCTGTTTAATAAACATTAGCAAAAACACAATTGTAAGGGTATACAATTACATATTTATTAATAAATCAATCTTCTTGATGCAATAAACAGCTACTTTTATTGCATTATTGATTTTATCATATTATATTTGTTCCGTTTATTATAATATACATTTGAAATGGATATAAAAAGCATCATTAAAGAAAAGGGCTACACCATTCAGGATGTAGCAAAAAAGATGGGTGTAAATAGAGTAACTCTTACTCTTACCTTACAAGGAAATCCCACCTACAAAAAGTTGAAAGAGATAGCCGACGCCATTGATTGCAATATAGTTGACTTCTTCCGAGACGAAACAAATAACTCTTCCACTTGTAAAGGAGAAGATAGTGAACTCACCGCCCTTATCCAGTATAAAGAAAACTTCTACAAAGCCGATACGATAGAGGAGCTAAAGAAAATTGTGGCTGAGATTGAAGAAAAACAGTAAATCACTTGTTCTGCAACTGTAAAATAGTTACATTTGCATAAACCATTAAATTATGGGTACAAAAGAGAAGTTGATAGAACGCTTTAAAAGCCAGCCAAAAGATTTTAATTGGGATGAGCTTGTACGCTTGTTCTCCATTTTCGGATATAAGATAGATAACAAAGGAAAAACAAGTGGGTCACGTGTCATTTTCGCAAAAGGGGAAAGCTCGTACACTGCGCATAAGCCACATCCAGGAAGTATCGTAAAAGGGTATGTAATGAAACAAGTATTTGAATTTCTGACTAAAAATAAATTAATATGAAAACATTGACTTACAAAGGTTACATAGGAAGTATTGAGATAAGCGATGAAGATAATTGCCTATTTGGAAAAGTCCTTGATTTGCCAAAAGATACAATGATTTCGTATGAAGGTGAAACTGTATCTGAATTGAAAGAGGATTTTAAAGGAGCTGTGGATGATTATATAGCATATTGTAAGGAAGCCGGAATTACACCGCGTAAAAGTTATTCTGGTTCCCTGAACATACGAATTTCCCCAGAGGTACATAGCAAAATTGCCATTCTCGCCCAACAGGCTGGAATATCAATAAACGCTTTTATTAAATCAGCCGTAGAAAAGCAAGTTGCAACTATGTTATAAACAACCATGGATAAAAAAGAACTCTTTATTTGTGAATGCAACAGCATCGAACATCAGATTGTGATGTCATATTTTGAGGATGAAAAGGAAGTATATTGCAACGTACACTTAAAACCCGAAAGAAATGTACTCAAACGAATTATCCATGCTGTTAAGTACATATTTGGTCATCGAAGTGCATATGGAGATTTTGACGAATTTATTTTCAATCCTAAAGATGCAGATAGGTTGCAAAGTGTTGTTGACCATTTGAGAACAGAAAAGCCGGAGCACTAAACTCCGGCTCATTAATTGATTAGCCCTTTGATTCTTAACCGATTTACGATTTCGGTGTAAAGATACTCTATATCTCCACTGAAATCCCCATAATTCTGATAGAGAAACACGACATCAGCACAATTGTCGGAAATGGTACATTCTGATTGAACACCAAGAACCTTTGCTATTTCCGGACGTAACCCTGATGTCATTTTCCCACCGGCGAGCGAACTTGGAGAAAACAGATACAGGATAATGAAAATGAACTTCTTCCGCTGGGTAACACTGTCAATATTCGGCGGACATCCCCTCTTATTCAACAACTCAACAAATATTTTATAGATTTCATGGATAAGGCTCTTATCTTTCAGAACCGGGGAAGTTAAGATATTTTCTTCCTCTGAAAGTTCTGATTTTTCGATACGAATCTTTTTAAGACGAATTATTTTGTTAAAATCCAACTCCATAACACGATTATTTTAAAAGTAAATAGTATATTTGCATCATAATCGTGTGAGGAGCTGATTCATGGTCGTGCGTGGGTTGGCTCTTTCTTTTATTTAACAGACTTATCCTTTTCCTGAAGAACCCGATTTTTCTCGTTCACCTCCCTACCCCACATCATAGCGAAATAAATGGCTTTTGCATACAAAAAGAGTTCCTCACGACTGGTAAGGAACTCAACTCGAAGGGCTGCACATTTCGCATCAGTCCAGACATTTTCATTTCTACTCATTGACTATTTGTTAATTTTATAAATCTATTACGTTAATGGTTAACATACATATCCGCTTGCTAAACCATGTTATAAGATGGCTGAACAAAGGCTCATAATTTGCATAACTCCCACAAATCCGTACCTTTGCAATGTGTTTTTCATAGTATTAGATTAAGGTTAATAAAAAAGATTGGCTGTCTGGGAAGATAGCCTTTTTTTGTAACCATTGGCAATATCTTTTCTTTATTAATCACCTGGTCGTTCATACCGTTTCTTCAATTGTTTCAAGACTATTTCCATGCCGTTATCAAGCCCTTTCTTATACCCGGCTACATTCTCCCCTATATTGTAAACCAAACAGCCTGCAACAATAAGAACTACTCCTAAAGCTCTATGCCAATAAGGAAGTGATATGCTGAACGGCGAAAATGTCAACCGGAAATGCCCGATAAACAATACTGCGATGATGAATATCGCAATAAAGAAAATGAGGTCTGTTTTCATATCTATTCCTTATATTTAATTGGGGTTATCGTAAATATTTCCATTGACTTCAAGGTGATTGCCTCTGCACAATAAAAAGCAACGGTGATTATTTGATAGACAAAATCCACCATCAATATAATTGATAATAAAATTGTCATAACCGACGGAGTTAAAACTTACTTTTCCATTGGGAATTTCAATACCATATTCTTTGGTTTTTACAATATCCCCCTCGTAAATCTCTTTCCCGTTTTTATCACGCAGTCCGGTGAACTGCCCGACGGTTTCAGCCCATACGTCATCGCACCGGCAGTCTTCCGGGGAATATATCCTCGCCTTGTCCGTGAGGATAAGTCCGTTTTCGTCCCTTCCGGCAGTATAGAAAAAAGAGAGAAATCCATATACCCATTTCCCCGTATCAGTACTTTTACCTCTGAATTTTATTTCACGCTTCATAATCAATATCTTTTTCCATGTTTATTTTCTCTCAATTCATTGTACCGCATCTTCTGCTCCACATGCCATATAAGGTCTATGTTCATATGCTTGGCAAGCCCGAAGATTGATAATAACATATGACCTATCTGACTTTCAAAAGAATAATCATATTCATAAAAATAACGAATTGGCAATGTGGATATGGCGTATATGCTTTCAGTAAATGTTTCACCTACGCAACTTTCGGATGCACCATATATCGCTTCTTCAGGAAAATCATCAATGGATATATTTCTTAATCCAGCCAAATCAAGCAGGCGTATGCAGGCGTCGGCAAACTCGTCTTCCACACAGTCTTTGATATATTTTTCAAAACTATACTTAAAATCGGCATTGTAATGCGGCTCTTCATCCTCATAATAATCTTTGAAAGATTTCCTATCAGCATATTTATTGTTTCTATCCGCTTCCACAGCTTCCATAAGTTCGGATATGACAAGGCAAAGGCAGTGTTCATTACTCAGCTCTTCATCGTGAAAACCGTGGTTGCAAGCGGTTTTATAGGCGCGGTCGCGCAATTCATTTAGATTCATGTTTACTATTCTTTAATTTGTTATACTCATCCTCAATACATTTATTGATTTTAGCAGCCTCCTCGTACCGTTCCTCATTAATCATTGCGCTTTTCAGCCATTCAAGTTGGTTTATATAAATGAACCGGTTACACTCTGAAACCCTACGGGTGTATTCCCTTATCTCATTCAGCTTGTCCTCCATGCGCCTATGCCATCTGCTTACCAGGATTAGGACAAATCCTAATGCAATGGCATTGAATAAAGAGATGGAGACTTTAATTATCAGTTCCACGGTTTCCATAATAAATTTTAATCAATCAGTTCAAATTCGTAAACGAAGACATAGGGATTCGATTTCCATGTACCCTTGCAGGATATTCTGTCTATCAATGCGGAAAATGCTTCTTGTGATGTCAAATAAACATCATCCTTACTCTTAACTTCCACGTTTGGCACATAGTAAAAGTTTCTACATGCTGGTGAGTGAAATCTTTTAATAACACCTTCTTTCAAGCAATCTTCTTCGGAGATAGATTGTAACTTTTCAAATTTTATGTTTGTAATTCGGATATGGTGCGGCATGAGGTCGGCACGTACAAACATCTTATTTGCCCATCCTGCAACATATTCGTCTTTAACTTCATATCTTTCATCAAGGAAACCGTCATCGGGATGTGCAATATTTCTATATGGTTGTGCAATGGCAACTACTTCGCCAATATAGTATTTCGGGGATGTTGCTATTTCTTCCCCACTTATATCAAATGTGATTATTTTATTATCTTCAATTTCTAATCCTCCGTATGATTTAGCTGGTAATTTATAAACTCTTCTTGTCATAGTCTTCCGACCATCCAATACGGCTTGGGTTAAGCCGTATTTATCATTAAACATTATTTTCTTAGCCATATCATATAAGTTTTAATACTTCTCAAAATTTGGAATTTGCAAATAGAACGAGTTTCGAGACATGGGAAGCCAAACTCTCGTTTCATTGTTGCACGTATTCCAATTATCTTCTCCAAATTCATCATTTAATGCTTCCACTATCTTATAGGCTACATCTTTTACAAAACGAGTATTAAGCACCTTCTTGCCTTTAATGACGATTGTAGGTGTATAGAGTGAAATTTTATATTCACCGCCATTTACTATCGACCAGTCACCTTGCGCTACTGTAATATGCGGATTAGTTTCATTCTTATACTCTTGCGTTATGCTTAGATAACAATTGAAATAATTAGAAAGTAAATCTGATTTATAAACTTTTATTCCCGTTGCTTTTTCTAGAAGCTTTCTAAGTCTATAAGCATCATTTACAATAGGAGTCATTTTCATATAAGTTTTAACGCTTCTTGTATTCCTGCTTCAAGTGCTTCTTCGTAGGTATCCCACAGACCGCCATCATTAGGCCCCCTGGAATCATCATCTTCCTGCCACGTTCCGTTATCGGATTTCACTATAGCATAGCCGTACCCTACGGCACTTCGGTATATTTCAATCTGTAAGTTCTTGGTTTCACGCAGCCATTTCTGGACGATATATTGAGTTGGGGCAGAGAAAGAGTAAACGCTTGCATTGTAATTCTGGGCATCGTAGCTTTCAAATAGCTCATACTCATAACTACCTTCTTCACACACCAATTCGTAAAAGACACTAACATCTTCTTTAAATCCTTTCTCTTTCAGCACCTTCGCAGTTTCCAATGTTACAAGTTCTTCTGTCATATAATCATTTTTTTCCTTTATAAAGGGCACACCCAAATGAAAAAGAGTAAAGTGTCAAATTCTAAACTTATCATTATGGATGTCGGGTGTGCCCGTTTTTATTTGTATATTTGTTTCGTCAAATTTTAAACTTAGTTATTATGCAATACCCTGTTATTGAAGTAAGCCCTAATATAAGGCTTGCCACTGATGAAGCATTCGGTGATTTCAATGTGTATATCGTGAAAGAGATTCTCAGTTATGTCGATATGACATTTAGCGATGCACTTCAAATCCCTTGTTCCTCGATAGATAAATGTACGGTTAGATACAACTACTTTAAGGATAATCCAATGTGCAGCAACATTGGTAATGATAGGATTATTTACCTTCACACAAGAGGTGATTTTTGGTGCCAATGGATTTACCAATTTGCTCATGAGTATTGCCATCACATTATCAACGGAACTATGACGGGTGAGTTGTCTGGTTTGATGTGGTTTGAAGAATCCGTTTGCGAACTTGCTTCCATGTATAATCTGAATAGTTTGTTCCGAATTTGGAGTCAATATCCGCAATCAGTTCAGCGCCATTACGCCCCTTCTTTCCAGGATTATCTAAATGACCTTCTGGCAGAGAATCCAGAGTTATACGCTTCAACTCTTCATCCAAAATTTCTACAATCCTGGGATAGCCTTCTAAGAGAGAATGTATACCACAGAGACCATTACAATGCGATTGCTGCTCGAATGTTTCCTCTGTTTCTCGAAAATCCTTATCTGTGGAAGATGATTCTTCACATTGGCGACTCCCGTCAGTGGAATTCGCTGGAAGAACTGTTTGTCCATTTGGAGAGGAATGCCGATGACAGTTATTCGGATTCTCTGATTCAATTAAAAAATCTTTTGATTCCATAAGTTTTAGTTTTTAATTTCTGATTGTTCAATTCGATTAAAAATAATAATGAGACGTACACAGAGGCGGGAAATTAATGGTTGCCGCACAACCATTAATCTCTTGCCAGAAGTGTTCCTCCTCTATTTTTACCCATGAGGACCATAACAAACCATCAATATCACTGCGTACATAGAAAGGCGGTCCGTAAGGGTCACATACAGCCAATATCTGCACATGGCTGTTTTCATTGTAGGACACAACTTTCATCTTGGAGGAATCGAACAAATCCTCCTCTATTTTCTTTCCCGGACTGATGTTGAACGAGTAGCTGAAGTCCTTATGCACATCCAGGGTCTTCCACGGGTATTCCGGGAAATCTGTAATATGCAGGTTCATTGCTAGTCTTCCGTTTTAAGTTCAACCTCAAATCCGCAACTAAGCTCTTCAGCGTCCTTCTTGCGTCTAAACGTCCTCTC